CGAACCACCAGCACCTGATATTGCGAGGTTCCGGTCGGATCGAGCGGGCCAGCCGTGGTGTTCATGAACCGGATGCCGATGGTATCGGCGGCCGTCACGCGAGCCCCGACAACGCCGAGGCCCGCGTTCAGCGCGGAAGCGCCAACACCTGGCGGGCACACAAACACCGCATCCCCGACGCGAACGCCGTGCGCCGTGAACGTCTGCTCGGCGGAAATAACCGTCGCGACAGACGTCACGTCGAGGGTGAGCGTAAACACGCCCATGGCCAGCACATTGCCGCCAATCGTGGAAACAGCCATGACGCGGCCCTCCTTAGTTCGAGAGGACGCGGCAGGCGAGTTCCGGCCGCAGCGTGCGGAACCCGTATAGCACATCAACGCGGCACGGCATGCGGTCCTCGTTGATGTCGTACTGGCGCACGAGGCGCATCGAAATGCCGTCATAGACCTGCCGCGACGCCATATCGACGCCCTTCGGCATGACCAGATCGGCCGTAGCGAAGGCGAACGCATCGGGATGGAACGCCAGCGACGGGCGATAGACCTGCGAAGCACCGCCGATCTTGGTGACGGCCGCAGAACCGCCAGGCGCGGCGGTCACGTTCTGGCGCGGGCCGGTTGCCGTAATCGCGGGCGAGATCAGCAGCGCAACAGGGCTCGTGCCGTTCGCAGTAAACGCCGCCGTGACCACGAACTGTTGCAGGCGGCCAGTGTCAGCCTTCGTCTCCGGCTGCACTTCGTTCACGCCCGCGAAGGTCACAATATCGCCAATCGCGAAGGTGTTGGTCAGCGCGCCCGGCGCCTGGATGTTGATGCTGGCGCCCGTCTGGCCAGCCGAAGAAGTAATCATGGTCGTGGCCGCGGCCATGGTGCCCGTGGTCTGCGTCGGCATCAGCGTGTTCTCGTAGAAGGTAAAGCCGGCCGTGGTGCCGACTTCGCCGCGACGATACTGCTGACGGATGACTTCCGAAGCCTGAAACAGGCCCTTGGTCGCGTCGATCATGTCCACGTTGTCGGCCGTGTTCAGGATAAACTTGCGGTTGTCATCGTCCGGCGTGAGGCTGTCCGCAAGACGCTTGCGGGCCAGGAGCACGTTGCGGAAGTTGAACGCCGCGCCGAGGTTGTTCACGCTGTTATAGACGTCGCGATGCATGGAGAGCGCGTCAGCCTCGATGCCGGCCGCCAGGACCGCCATCGCCGGCTCAATAATGCGCTTAGAGAAGTCATCCACCTGCATCGTCAGTTCGTTCGCCGTAAACCGCATCGCAACCTTGCGCTGCGTGTTGACGGTGAGCGTGGTCTGCGTCTCGATGGTGTCAGTCGGCGTGCCGAGAGAGGCGCCCGTGCTGGACACATACTGCACCGGGTTGCGGATTTGCAGGGCAGTGCCGATCTTGGCGCCTTCCTGCGCGAAGCGGTCGTCATACTGACGGTTGATGTTGCCGACGAAATTAAGCTTCTGGTGGAGGACGCGCAAGGCTTCCTTCGTAATCATCGTCGGCGTCAGAAGGGTGTTAGACATGGCTGTTTCCGGGGCGTCTCACGACGCGCCGTTCCCTGATTGCCCTAACCGCGCCTCAGCGGCGGCGGGCGGATTGCGAATTGCGCCAGCGCACGTATTCGTCCATAGACATCGTCTCCGGGTTCTTCGGCGATGCCGAAGACTTACCAGAAACGGCCCGAACGGGTTCCGTAGGTGGCGCGGGTGGCGGGGCCGCTACTGCGGCCTTCGTCTTGGCATTGATCTTGTCAAGCTGCATCGCTTTCCAGACCAGCGCCGCTGTCTTGGGGTTTAGCGGCCAGTTTTTCGCGTCTTGCTCGGGGATGCCGTTCCTCACGGCATACGCGACCAGTTCACGTTCGCCAGCCTCATCAAACCCCTTCACGGTGCGCGCCATTTCGGCACGGCCCGCATCAACGAGCTTGGCAATCGCTTGCTGCTCTTCGGCGGCCATGCTCGCTTCATGTCGCGAGACCGTTTCAACATGTCGCTGAAACTCGGCTTGCGCCGCGCTCCGCGCATCCGAGACGCGCCTGGCTTGGTCCGGATTGGACTGCCAAAGCGCGTCTAGGTTCACAGCGTCAAGTCGCTGCAACTCAGCGGCAACCCTTTGACCCGCCGAGAAAGCCGCAAGAGCCTCGCCCTGCAACGTGCGCAGCTTCTGGAAAAGCTCGCGCTCTCCCTCCACTGCCTTGCGCTGCTCGGCAACCTCTTGCGTCTTGCGGGTGTAGTCGCCTTGGATGTTGCGCGTGAAGTCTTCCAACTCCGTGCGCACATCGTCAGGGATCGCGCCTTTCGCGACCTTGAGCGTCTTCGCCCCGAACGTAAGCTCAATCTCTTCGATCAGCTCTTGTTCTGCGGTCGTTTCCGCGCCGTCTTCGTCCCCTTCAACCTGCGCCTCAGGCGCAATCGCGGGAACCTCATCGTCCGCCGTTCCTGCTTGCGCAGCGGCGTCGAGTGTTTCTGACATGCAATCCTCTGGTCTATCGGGCCGGCGTTAGCCGGCACTGAGAAGCGGCGTCTCGCGACGCTGCGCGCCCGCGTGTGCGGACGTTCTGTTGCCCCTTACGGGCGCATTTTTACTTCCCGATGCGGACCACGAACGTCCCGGTCGGCGACGCCGAAATGCGCGCGCGCACCAAGGCGTCAGGCTCAGCAACCGTGCCAGTGTCCACAACGTCGCCACTCGGCGCGGTGAACTCAAGCCGGTTGCCGGCCTTGTCACGCGCAATCGGGAAGAACGTCGCGCCCGGCACAACCGCACGCTCGAAAACAACCGTCCCGGTAAACGTGCCCGACACGTTAATCGAATAGGTGCCCGAACCAACCGGGATGCCCGGCGTCACTTCGTTGAGCGTGGTCAGGTTGAAAGTCGGCATGTCTTGTCCCCTACGAAAGAAGCAGCAGGATGGCCGCCGCTTCGTCATTCTCACGCATGATCTGCAATCGCGCCGCGATGGCCGCCTGCTCGGCTTGCGCGGCCGCCTGCTCGGCTTGCGCGGCCGCCTGCTCGGCTTGCGCGGCCATCTGCCGCACCATCGCTTCCCGGCGCTGCGCCGTATCGTCAGGACGCCGCGCGATGGCCGGGAGCACGAACTGCCGCGACCTGGCCGCTACCTGCTCGCGCAGAACCTCGCGCGGCACCTTGACGCGCTTCGGCTTGGTCGGAACCGAAACGCCCGGCGCCTCGACAGGATCGCCGCAAAGCTGCTCGTAAAACGCCTCGGCCTCAGCTTCGGTCGGGAAGTAGCGAGGCCGCCCCGCCCTATCCCGGACAAACCATTGCCGCTTGCGTGGCCGCCAATCGTCCGGGCCTCCGCCGAGCGGTTCCACCATCCCGGCGGGCGGATTAACGTTATCCGCCGCCAGCAGGAGGAAAGGCCCGTCAGCAACCTTGAACAGCCGCCCATCTGGAAGCTTTAGGCGCGTGTCCACGCTAGTTGGCTCGGTTGGCCGCGTCGCGCATCAAGTCATCCACCTGCAACTCGCTCAGCCCCAACGCCAAGCCAAGAGGCAGCACATCGCCGCGCAGCCATTCCGCCGCTTGCGCAAAACGCCACTTCCACGTTGTGCCAAGCTGCCCCGCCATGACTTCGGCTTCGTCCAGCAGGCCCGCGTCTTCCAGCGCGGCCTTTGCAGCCCATGCCGGCACGCTGCCCACAGGCACCGGCTCCGGCGGCACATACGGCGCGCGCTGCGGCGCCGCGTCCGCTTCGCTCGGCGGGATCAGCACAAGCTCAGAGCCCGGCGGCGCTTCCCACGAAGACGACACACGCCCCACGAGAAAGCCCGAGGTGTCCAGGAGACCCCAAAGCTCGCTCATGTGTCGGAACTCCAGACCGCGTGAAGAAGCGCACAAATCGGCTGGAAGCTTGTGCCACCTGCGCGCAAGAAGCCCTGATAGCTAAGCGGCTCGTCCGCGTTAGGGACGCTTGAAGAATAAGTGGTATGCAGCGCCACGCTCGGCAGAGACCAATCGTTCGGCCTAAACAAACATCGCACGCCAAAGGTGGAACTGTTCGGCGCAAGGTAGATATGCAAATCCCACACGTCACCGCCGGACGTGTTGAATACGACGCCGAGATCTTGATAAACCGCCGTGCCCGTGCCGGCCCGCCGCACGAACTGCCAATTTGTCTCGCCGGGAGCGCCGCCCCTTCGCGCGATGCCGAAAGCGTCTTGGCGGTTTGCGCCCGGATCAGGGTCGCTAAGGTTGGTCGAAAGACTGCTCGCGATACCGAAGAACGCCGCGCACTCGGTATTTGTCGCGACTGTCGCGAAGCGCAGCCAGAACTCAAAGCCGCCCTTGCGCGCCACGGAGCCGCGCAATAGTTGCCCTTCACCGTTGCGGAAGCCCGCCACCGCGTTGACGGCCGCCGAAGGCGTGAACGTCCCGCGCCGCATGTATGTAAGCAGCGTCGTGCTGGCAATCGCCGGGTGCGCCAGCGTGCCGCTCGCCGTGACGGAGCCCGTGCTGTTTAGAGCCGTTCCGGTGCTCGGCAACGCCCACCCGAAGCGACGCCCGCCGATGCCGTATTGCACCTGGCATGGCTCGCCAGTCGCGCGCGCCAGCATGAGCGCCGACTGGCCCGCCATGTCCTCGGCATAAAGCCGGATCGTGTCGGCGGCAGGCGCAGCCGGCGCGGTCATCTCCGACACGTCGAGGAAGCGCGGCAGTACCGGCTCGCCCGTGCCGTTGATCGTCAGCCCAGAGGCGCCCGCAAAAGCGCTCGCGCTGTTCCACTGCACTTGCCCGGAGCTACCGCCCGGAGAGCCGCCGCCACCCGGAGGCGCCGCCCATGTGCCGTCAGCACGGAGGAAGTTGGTTGTGCCGCCGCCGCTGCCCGGCACCGTGCCCTTGAGCGAAGTCGTGAAGTTGTCGAGGAGCGCCGTTGCCTGCGCCGCCGTCAGCGCCTCGACGTCGCCCGTGCCCGCCGTGGCGCGGCCCAACAACGTATTGGTCGCGACGTTCGCCATCTTCGCGAACGTGACCGCCTCATCCGCGATTTGCGTCGTGCCAACGCCGCCCGCAGGGATGGTAAGCGTGATTTCGCCCGTGGTGCTGTTGAAGCTCTTTGCCACGTTGCCCACGCCGCCAGGCGCGAGGATCAGCGCGTTGACATCATCGCGCCCGACCGCATCATCCGTGCCGGCTGACGTGTTGCGGGGCGCAAGCGGGAACAGGATGCGCGCCGCCGCTTGGTCCAGGATCATCGGATCGCCGGTAAACACGCCCGCGGTGTCATACGCGCGCCAGATAATCCGCCCGGTCGCGCTGCTGATAAACTGCCGAAACCGCAGCACCCCGCCCTGTTTATATTCCAGGATACCCTCGCCCCCAGTCACGGCGCTAATCGCAAGCAGAGCGCCGCCACTGGGCGGAGCCAGTTCCAGCAAATTGCCCGTGAACGTGTTGTTGACGGCAAGCTGCGCATACCGCAGATCGCCTGCCACCCGGTCAATAATGCCGTCAGGCGCCGAAGCCCCGACCACCTGCAACGTAAACGTGTCAGCCGCTGTCATCTCGACAACGCGCCGGCCGGCAGTCCAAGTCAGCCCCGCAAGCGAAGTCAGCCCCGCGTCAGCCGGCTGCAACCCGGCTCGCACCTGCCCGACCGTGGCGCGGCGCGCCACATCGCTAACGGCAAGCGTGCCCTGCTCGATATAAAGCCGGTCGCTGTCAGCGGCCGAACTCGCCGCCGTTACGTCGCGGAGGAAAACGTCACTCATACAGCAACCTCAACGCCGACCGGGCGCCCCTCGCCGTCACGCACAAGCCGCTTCGGCGCCACCGCCGCCGCCGACAACACCGCCAGCGCCTCCCCAAGCTGCGCCTGGCCCGCCGCTAGTTGCCGCGCCGCCTGAGCCTGAGCATCCGCCAGCATGCGCAGCGTATCGAGAGTGGCCGTCTCCGTCATCACTGCAGCGTTGTTTGCCGCGATAGAGGCGCTTTGCTCGGCCGCCTTCAGTTCAAGTTCGCGTGCCTTGAGTTGCAATTCCTGCCCCTTAATGACAACTTCCTGGCCCTTCACTTGCAACTCGCCGGCCTTGGCTTGCTCGCCCGCCTGCAACCGCTGCATCTCGCCGGCCATCTGCTGCAACTGCGCTTGCATCTGCTGCGCCTGCTGCTGCGCCTGAGCGAGCATCATCCGCGCTTCCGGCGGAATGTTGCCCTGCCCGTCTTCTTGCTCAATCGCAGCAATCTGCGGCGGCAACATCGCACGCAACCGCCGCGCCGCCTTGTCCGCTCCGGGAAAGTCCATGTTGGACACGGCCAGGTCGCCCAGGATCGCCGCCGTCTCGGGCGCGGCTTGCATAATCTGCGTCAGCCGCTCCAATCCTTCCTCACGCTGCGTCGCGTAGTTCGGCCCCACCTTGACCGTCACGTCATACTTGCCAGTGCTCAGGTCGTAGATTTTGCCGTCCATGTCCTCGGGGCTCGGCGGCACGCCGCGCGCCTGCTTCAACCGCACCACCTTTTCGGCTTCGTCATCGCCAAGGATTTGGATTGTCTGGCGCTCGCTGTAGATGCTCGGAATGCACTCGATTAACACGCGCCCGGCATATTGGATCGCGCGCGCCATGTTGTCTATGAACTGGAACGTCCCCTTGTCCGCCTCGCGCTGACGCGCATTGATGGCCCGGCCGCTCGTTTCATTGGACCGCGCGCCTAGGCTGGCGTCGAAGATGCCCATGACTGACTTCATGTCGTCCTGAGCGTTCAACGCCTCCTGCAACGCCCCCGCCGGCACGCCCGCGAAGCTCTGCCGCTGCGGCATCGGCCCGGCGCTCGGATCGTACTCTAGGAACGCATGACTGCGCGTGTTCGCGCTCGCCCACTTCTCGGCATGGCCCTGCCCGGTCGGAATAAAGCCCTGCGGCCCAATCCAAGGCGCACGCGGCGCCAGCGCGACAAGCTCCGTGCTCGCACTGCGCCAAAAGTTCATCATGGCCTGAGGGTCTTTGGCGTCGCGGATCAAAGAGCGGAAGTGCCGCTTGCCGCGATACACAACCTCTTCGCCCCACACCGGAATGACCGGGATCATGGAACCCGGCCAAGCTTCCTCCGACAGCACTTCAACGCCGCTCATCATGCGGCGCGTCACCTCATGGTAAGCCGCCTCGCGCTCGCCATTGATCGTCACGCCCTCAGCCGCGAGCATGTCCTTCAACGCCACGCGGCGCCCGTCGCCTAGGTCAATGGGCTCGGCCAGCTTGTCAGCCCGCAACACGCGGCCATCGGACAAGCGCACAATCTTGCGCGTCTTTTCCTCGCGGCGCCAATACTCGGCAACCCGCACGCGGTCCTCTTCCGTCCAATCCTCCAAGCCCTCGCCCGTGCCGTCGGGCCAGTCGCTCGGGTCGCTCTTGGCTTTGGGATATCGCCGCTTAAATTCCTCCTTCGTCAGCATCTCGCTGACAAAGGCATAGCTCCAATCCGATGCGTCGAACTGCGTCCCGCCTGTATCCCAATGCACGGAAAACGGGTTCATAACCCGCTCAATCCGCAATTCTTGGTCAAAGCTATCGGGGTGGCAATAATCCGTGGTAATGCGGAAAAACCCAAAGCCGCACGAGACACTGCTATCAATGGCCGTGTCATAGGCGAGCGCCGCGTTACTCCCGCGCTCGATAGACCGGATCAGCCCGCCGATAATCTGCGCCGTCGCGAAGTCCGCGCCGCCATCAATCGGATGCACCGCGATGCTCGGCTTGTTCTGCCGCGCGTCATTCACCACCTGGCGGATGAAGCTCGGCAGGCGATTGATCGTCAGGCAAGGCCGGCCCTCAAGGTGCCGCTGTCGCTTCACATCTTCCGGCCACTGGTCGGACATGCGGGCAAACCGGATGTCCTCCAGCGCGCGCGCGCGCATGTCTGCCGAGCCGTCCTCCGAAAAGCGGAACTGCTCTAGCGCCTCGCGGATGATTTCGTCAGGCATAGAACAGGCCCCAGTGCGACACACTCACAAGCTCGCCCTGCCGCGCCCGGCTACCGGGAAACTCGGCGCCGCACTCAACGCCATAAACCCCCCTGATAAGCCGCCGCCCGCTTTCGCAGCAATAAATGGCAAGGCGCCCCTCGCCGAGCGCCGCCAGATAATCATCAAGCGTCATCGGCAAACCTCCACTGTATCGGCACCACATCGCCGGGCGCCGCCATAGCCTCTTCAACCATCTCGTGCGCCTCTTGAAGAAGCGCCGTCAGGCGCGCCAATTCCTCGCGGTCTTCCTCAATCTCAGCCGCCAGCGCCACCACATGCGGCGCCAGATAGCGCGGCAACCAGTGGACATTCCCGCCGCAGCCGATGCCGGCGCGCTTGGTCTTGGCATCGTAGAACAGGACGGCGGGCTCGCTCATCCCATCCACCCTCCGGCGCCATGCTGCACCGCCGCCGCCTGTTTCTGCGGCGCCCGGTTAATCTGCGGGAATAGCTCCGTGAAACCCCACACCAGCGCGTCCACGCGGTCGGGCGAGCCCTCGCCCTCGAACCCGCCCGCCGTCATCTGGCACATCTGGTCCTCGAGGCGCGGGAACGTCCCGACATGGCTAATCCGGTCGAGGCTATACAGCGCCGCAATCGGCTCGGCGCGCACATGCTTGCCGCGCGTCGCCACAACCTCGATAATCCGCAGATTAGGCCGCACCGCACGCAAAGTCTGCGCGCACATATCGCCGCCCTGGTTGCGCTCAATTACCACCGCGTCGGCGCCGAACTCGTCAACCGCCGCGACCGCAGCCTGCGCCCACTGGGTCGGCGTGCCGCGCCGCGTGTAGTCCGCCAGCACATAGCCGCGCCCATCGTGCCCCTGCCCCACCACCACCACGCCATGCTCATCCGAGCCCGGCGCGCTGCTCACGGCAGGGTCCACGCTGACAAGGATGCGCCGCATTTGCGGCGCTTCGGAGCGCCGATTGCGGTGTAACATCAGGCGGTCCCAGATGGCGCCGATGGCGATAGGCTCATAGTCGCCAAGCCAGATGTGGCCATAACGGTCCGGCTTGGTCCGCGCGTCAAACTCGCGCTCCGCCTCTAGCTCGGGCGGGAAAAACGGGTTGTCGGAATAGTTGGCCTTCACAACGATAGCGTCGTTCGGGGGCGTCATGCCGCGCAGTAGCTGGTCTACCGGGTCAGCCGCCGAACGCGGGTTGAACGAAAACCAAAGCTCCGAACCTGGCGCGCGGATGGTAGGGCGTAGCAGTTCGAGCGACCGCGCCGAGAGGCTCTGCGCTTCCTCAGCCCATGCCACGTTGAAGCCTTCCAATGACTTCACGCTCTCGGCCGTATGGTCCTGCAACCCTTGAAACACGATGACGCCGCCGCCCGGCGTGTCAATCTCAGCCGACTTGACGTTGAACAGATGCCCGAGGCCACAAGCGGCGATCTTGTCTTCGATCAGCCGCTTTACACTGTCCTTGAGGCTCTTTTGCACCTCACGCACACACACGATGCGGCTGCCCGGCTTTTGGTGGCAGCGCATGACCACCGCCTGAGCGAAGAAATGTGACTTACCCGAGCCGCGCCCGCCCCACACCGCTTTGTAGCGGCTCGGCTTCAACAGCGGGACAAAGACGCGCGGGACGTCAATCTGTAGCGGGGTCAACGATGCGCCAGATAATCTCAGCGGGGCCGCCATCGGGGCCGCTCACTTCCTGCTTGCTCTCGGGCGGCATGATCCGGTTTAGCAGGTCAACCGCCGCTTGGTGGCCTTGGTTGTGCGTCACGTCGAGCGCGCGCGCCAACTGCGCCGTGACCAGCGCCTCTTTATGCTCCGCAATGCGTTCGCGGATTTCGCGTGCTACCGCCTGGCCCGCGCTTTTGGCTTCGGGTGACGGTTGATGCTCGCGGGAGAAGGGGCGCGGGGGTCGGTGCATGTGCGGCCCCCTCTAATCAGGCGACGCTAGACGGCGGCGCATTTATCCACCATACTTGCGCGCGTAGCACAAGCCCGCCGCTTCGTCAACAGTTAATCCGCCAATGATCGCACGCGCGCCACAGCGCGTCCCGCGCCACGCCAAGCGCCCGGCTCTCGCGGATGCGGCGGCTGCGCGCTAGCTGCTCCAGCGTCGAGCCCATCGCCACCGCGATCAGCACGGGCGCAAGATCGCCCGCCGCCCGCTCGACAAGCCGCAAATCCTGCGCCGCGTCAATCTGCCACTCAGCCGGTGTCTTGCATCGGTAGGGCGTGCCGCCGCCGACGCTATCGGGCCGCCAGCGCGCGCCCGTCGCCTCTTCGGCCAGCCGGCCATACCTCTCCGCCGCCTCGCGCTCGGCGTCGCTGATGCGCCCGGCGCGCCACCACGCCACGAAGGCCATCTCGCGGCGAGCCCCGCGCACCGTCCGGTTAGGATCGTCCGGGTCCGCGCGCTCGCCGACCACGTAGAGATGCGGCTGCCTGTAGGCCACGCCATAATCAGGGCGGATTTCCAGGGAGACAGCGCGTTTCGCCATGCGGTTCTCCTGTGCCACGCGCGCACAGGCGCACGGGTTGCTATAAGGGAAACTCATAGCCGAAGCGCCGCGCATAAGCAATATTCATAGCGTTAACCGCATTTTCCTGTTGCACCTTATGCGCATTTCGCGGATAAGGGGTGCGCCGAGGCAATCAAGCCCGGCAATCGAGGATTATCCCGATGCCGTTCGACGGTTCCCACCTTTCGCTTCTGTCCAATGCCGAAATCCTCGCGCTGGCGCTTTCGCGCCCCGGCCGTGCCGTGCTTCTCGCTTTAGAGGCCGTCATGGTGGCGCGCATCGCTGCGGCGCAGCCCGCGCCGGTTCGCAAGCGTGGCCGCCCGCGCAAGGATGTGGCCGCCGTTGCGGCGCCTCGCGCGCGCAAGCCGCGCAAGGCCAAGGTCGGCCTTCCGGCCTTTTGGTTCACGCCGCAAGAGGCAGAGTTTTTCGGCTTTCATCCGCTCCGGGCCGCGCGCGCGCTCGGCTTGGAAGCAATGGGCTTCACCCGCATTAGCGCCCCCGGCGAGCATTACGCGACCTACCAGCACGGCGAGCGGACGGTGATGCTTGGCGATTTCGGAGGGCTTTACGAAGGTGATTTCGGCCCGGTCCCGCACGATGCCGCCGAGATTACGGATGCCGGCCGCGCGCTGTTCCCTGCAATCATGGCACAGAAAGGCTAAACATGACACCCACCCGCCTCCGCGAATGCCTCGCCCTGCTGCGCTGGTCGCAGCGGGGCTTGGCCGACGCGCTCGACCGGCAGGAAGGCACTGTGCGCCAATGGGCGCGCGGCGCGGTGACGGTGCCTCCCGAGGTTGCCGCATGGCTGGAGCGTGCGGGGGTGTGGCACGCCGCTAACCCTCCCCCTTCGCGTGCGCCGCGTATCCCTTGAGCAGCCCCGCCACCGCGCGCGCTTGCGCTTCGGCGGACCATTGCAGCGGCGCCGTGTAGCTCCAAGCGATTGCGGCGCGCTCTGAGGCGTCTGTGATCGTCGCAGGCTGCATCGGTGCGGGCGCGTGCGTCGGGCGCCCTGTAGCGCGTCCGGGGGCGCTCATGAGCCCATAACCTCGCTGTTGGTGCATCTGTGGCAGAGCCAGCGGTTAGGGTGTGGCGGGTGCCAGAGGATGCCGCCGCACTCCGGGCCGATGCAGCGGCGCGCCGTGGTTTGGATGCGCTGCCCGCCTCGCGATTTGCGCTCCAGGCGCCACGAGCCGTCCGCCGGATAGACCGCTAGGCGCTCGTTGCGGTTGTCGCGCACCACGTTGATTTGCCCGCGCAGCTCCAGAATGCGCATGTATTTTTGCAGATCGTTGGTGGCGATCCCGAACAGGTCGGCCAGGCCATCGTTTGTGGGCAGCGCTTCGCCGCGTGCGCCGAGACGGGCGAGTTGCGTCAAGACGATGCCCGGCCAATCGAGGCGGGTTGCCTTGCTGGCGTAGCGGCTTTCAAGCGCGGTGCGGACGTCGGTCACGACGCCGCCTCACACGACAGGATGCGCAGCGTTTGCCCAGGCCGCAGCCCATCGCGAAGCCATTGTTCGGCCACCTCGCATGTGCGGGCGATCACTTCGGCTTCCTCGCAGCGGTCGTAAGTGCTGCCGCTGTCGGGGGCGCCGCAAAGGAGGGCGGTCAAGATCACGGCGTAGCTACCGGGCATGGGCGTGTCTCCGTTTTGAGATGCGACGGGTTCGGGAACCTGGAAGCCCCCCGCTGCTGCGCGGGTGTGCGTCGTCTATGCGACGCATCCCCGCGTGCGCGGGTGCGACAGGTTCCCTTAGGGACCCGCGACCCGCGCACGCGTCGGGTCTGCGTCGGGTCTGCGTCGGGTTCACGGTGTCTGACCCTTGCGGCCGGGCTGTTTCATTTCTTCGACAGCCGTCATGTCAACCGTGTAGGCTTTGCGCTTGTGGCCCCGGCGCGGGCTGTCTTTGTCCTCAATCTTGAGGGTCTCGGCGCGCTCCCATTTCTTGAGCATCGCCTTCGCTTGGGCGTCGGTAGCGCCGCGCGCGATGAGCACGCGGCCAGCCCAATCCGCCTCGGCTTGCTTGGCTGCGGCCCATGCGAAGCCAGCGGGCGTGCCCTTGTTGATGGCTTCGAGTATCGCAACGCAGTCCGCCATCGTGTGATTGGCGAAGGTGTTTGGAGGCGTCCAAGGCGCGCAGGCCGCGACGGTTTCGCCGTTGCCGATCTCGACGCCTTCCAGTCGCCACCACTCCGCGTCTGCGGCGGGCGCGTAATTCGATTTGGCGCCGTCAATGCGGAAGTGCTGCCGCCGATCGTCCGCCGAGATGCTGAACTCTTCGGCCTCATCCTGCGTCATTGTGGTGAGCGTCAGCCCGACGCGGATCGCGCCCGCGATGGCACCGGCCCCGCGCATGCGGTCGATATCGCCCGCCGCGCCGTGCCCCTTGCGGTCGTGGTGGAGGAGCAAGATCGCGATGCTGCGGCGCTGCGCCAGTTGCCGGAAGGACGCGATCACGGCGCGCATGGCCGTGTTGTCATTTTCTTCGGACGTGTGCAGCTCGGCCAGCGGGTCGCAAACCAACACGCTAGCGCGATGGTGTATCAGCAGCCATTCAAGCCGCTGCATCGCGGGCGTTTCGTAGATCGCGCCGGTGTGCGGGTCGCACGCGAAGAGCGTGCCGATTGTCTCCGGGCCGCAGCGGATGACGCGCCCCGCCAGGTCTTGCGGCTTGCGGCCTAGGAGTTGCAGCGCGGCGCTGTAGCGGCGGCGCTGTTCGTTCTTGTCGTCTTCCACGTTGTAGTTGACGACCGCCATGGCTTCGGCTGGCCGGAAGTCTCCGGCGG